CTTGGTTGTAGTGTTGTTTACTGCACAAGCACTTATCGTTTAGGAGACTGGAATGGCTAAAGCCCGTAAAATGGTCGGACTCAACATAGAGGAGACCAGTGGTGTAGACCACCCAGCCCACCTGCACGAAGGTTGGTTAGTCATTAAATCAGAGCACTCTGGTGTAGACGACCTTCTGAGTGACCTTGTAAGTCAAAACACCGAATCAGATAAAGTTCTGATTACTGAGGGGACGAAGGAGACCGCTATGACCCCAGATGAAAACGTAGAGGTTGTAGACAAGGCGATTCCTGCTAAGCCAGAGGAAGACAAAATGTCTTACAACGACGCTATGGAAAAAATCAAGATGCTCGAAGAAGAATTGAGCAAGAAAGTTAAAGAGATGGACAAGATGATGGCTGAAATGAAAAAGAAGCCAGCAGAAAAGTCTGTTGAAATTGACACAGATGCTCTCGTTAAGGAAGCACCAGAGCCACTTCGCAAGATGCTTGAAGACCTTGAGAAGTCTGCTTCTGATGCAAAGGCTCGTGCTGAAGTAGCAGAGTCAGTATTAAAGGCAGAGCGTGATGCTCGTGCTAATGAAGTTGCTGTTGCAAAAGCGAAAGAGTGGACACACCTTGCAATTGACGCAGAAAAAGTTGGACCAGCGTTGGCTTCACTTGCTGAAGTAAATGCTGATTTAGCAAAGGCTCTTGAAGATGTTTTGACTTCTGTAAATGCACAAGCAGAGTCAGCGAACATCTTTGCAGAGATTGGTAAGTCTGCATCACCTACAAGTGGTGACGCTTACACACAATTAACTTCTATGGCTAAAGCGGCTGTGGAATCCACTAAAGGTATTACGTTTGAACAAGCGTTTGCTGGTGCTGTAAATAGCAACCCTGACCTGTACAATCAGTACCTAAACGAGAAGGGTGCTAAATAAAAATGGCATACGAAATCAGTAATTACAGCGTAAAAGTCACCCTCGTTGCAGGTGCAGACCTTTCCGCTTTGCAGTATCGCTTCGTCAAGTTGAACTCCTCTGGACAGGCAGTTGCAGTTGCGGCTATCACAGACGTTCCAGTTGGCGTTCTACAAAATGCTCCAACATCAGGTCAGGAAGCCGAAGTTCTTGTTTCAGGCGGAACTAAACTTGTTGCTGGTGAAGCAATTACACTTCCAGCGTTCTTGAGCGTTACCTCAGCAGGTAAGGCTGACAAGATTGCTGTAACAGACACAACTCAATACGTAGTTGGACAGGCTATCACCGCTGCTGGTGGAGATGCTGAAGTTATTACCGCAGTAATTAACTGCGCTAACCCAACTAGAGCGAACTAAGGGGAATAACTAAAATGGCACAGCCAAATCTAAACTCAGTACACGTAGACGCAATCTTGACAAACATTTCTGTTGCGTACCTACAAAATCAAGACAACTTTATTGCCGATAAGGTTTTCCCTATCGTACCTGTAGATAAGAAGTCCGATAAGTTCTTCACCTACACAAAGAATGACTGGTTCCGAGATGAAGCACAGCGTCGCGCTGATGCTACTGAGTCTGCTGGTGGCGGTTACAACCTCGGTACAGGGTCATACTCTGCTGATGTTTACGCTTTCCACAAAGACGTTGGTGACCAACTTCTTGCAAACGCTGATGCTCCACTTAACCCACTACGTGAGGCTACAGAGTTCGTAACTCGTCGTATGCTTCTTCGTAAGGAACTTCAGTTCGTTTCTGACTTCTTCACAACAGGTGTTTGGGCAGACGACGTCACTGGCGTTGCTGGTGCTCCATCTTCTGGCGAGACAAAGCAGTGGTCTGATTACACATCTTCAGACCCAATTGACGACATTGAAGCCGCAAAGAGTGAAATCCTTGCTAACACTGGAATGGAAGCCAATACTCTCGTACTAGGTTACGAAGTATTCCGTCAACTTAAGAACCACCCTGACTTGGTAGACCGTATCAAGTACACATCAAGCCAGACAATTACAACCGATATGCTCGCACGTATGTTCGACATTGACCGTGTTCTTGTTGCTAAGGCAGTTAAGGCAAGTAACAACGAAGGTGCTGCTGAAGCGTATTCATTCGCTTACGGCAAGGGCGCTCTTCTTGCTCACGTTGCTCCAACTCCTGGTCTATTGACACCATCTGCTGGATACACATTCTCTTGGACTGGCGTATCAGGCGGTATTGGCTCAACAATCGGTGTAAGTTCATTCCGTATGGACTCACTTCGTGCAGAGCGCGTCGAGGCTGAAATGGCGTTTGACAACAAGGTAATCGCTGCTGACCTCGGTTACTTCTGGAACACAATCGTCGCTTAATGACTGACAGGTAAGGGGGGAGACCACTCTCCCCCCTGTACCTCTTTCTGAAAGGAAGAAAAATGGCTCAAATTAACCGTATCTCCCGTGGTGAAATTGCTGTTGGTGGAATCATTGGTTCAACAGGTGACGTAAATTATGGACTTGACTTTGGTACTGCTTCTGTAGACCCAGCGTCTATTGCTGCTACCACTCGTGGTTCAGTTACCTTCACTTTAACTGGTGCTAAGACCACAGACATTATTATTGTTAATCCACCTTCTGACCTAAATGATGATTTGATTTTCTGTGGAGCGGCTGTATCAGCGGCAGACACAGTTTCAATCTATCTTTACAATCCAACTGCTTCCGCAATCAACGATACTGCTCGTACATTTTCTTATGTATGGGTAGATATGTCTGCGTAGTATGAAAG